CAACCCTTGCAAATATCGACTTTGACATGTTAGATAAAAAGAGACAGGTATATCTTAAAGCGCACCGCGAACTAAAGCGAACGCTAGCAGACTTAAGTAAATGTAAAACAGGGCATACATACGAAGCTAGAGCACGTAAATTCATGCGTGATATGATATCGCAATATTATGATAATGAAATATCTTATGCAATGCGCAAATACTTAGATTTGCAATTATCAATGTCAAATGTTGTCAATGGTGTATGGAGTTCATACGTTGAACCTGCAACAGGTTTACATGAATCACGTAGATACAGTAGACCAACGTTAACATACTAAAATAATATTATAGCTGTCCTATCGGTATAACGGGGAGAATGGAGTAAATATGAATCTTTATGGAATTTATAAGCGCAACACAATCGACAATGTACCAGAAATGAACGCATTACTTGACGATACAATTGACTACTGTCACAGACGCGGTTTACACTATGTCACATGTGCAGACGTTCCAGGCTATATGAATGAAGGTTGTTCAACCGTACATGCATATAACGGAAAGTATGGAAAAGGCGTAGTTCGCACAAGACCATGTTTTTTATAGAGGTAAAAGATCAACAAATTATATGACAATTGAATACTGGGTGACTCGTGACGATATCCACAAGAGATTAACAGGAGAAAGTGAGGTATAAAATGACACAAAAAATTTAAGTATTATGTAACACTTGCATATCTTGACACATCCGAGGATGATGTAAAATTTGAATACATTGAAAATCAAGCTTACAACGCTAAAGACGCTGTAGCGTTGGCAAAAAGCTATATGTCACAATTTGGCAATGTGCAAGGATTGACCGTAATTGAAGTATCACGCGAATAGAAAGTGAGGATTGACCATGGATGCATTAACCACAAAACAGAAATACCAGATGTATGATGAAATCGGAGAATTACTTCTCAAATATGGCAAGGACAAAACAACAAAACGAATGATTGCATCATTTTTTCAAGAAGTCCAAAAGGTTGAAACTTCAAAAGAGCTTATAAGCATGTCATTTGTCTTAACATCCCTTAGCTATCTTCTTGAAATAACCTTCCCAACCAAATAACAAAAAATACAGCCACCAAATGGTGGCTGTATTTATTAAGGTCCGAACTTCACACCATAGCCGTATATAAAAATGTCTTTCGCAATAAGCGGATCATTATTGAAATTATATGTCACATTGGTGCTATGAATATTGTTCAATGAAATAGTCTTAGCAGGTGTGGTATCAATAATACAATCTCCAAAAGGTAAAAAAATGGAAGTACCAAATGTACCATCTGTTTTATAAGCCTTGAATGTGAACCCCAGTGGAATGACAATATCATTATCTTGTTTACTAATTGAAATATTGTCAACGTTTCCATGCCAATAATGGTCATCCAGATTGTAAACTACGCTCACAGTGGGGAGGTCGTCAATGTATACACTAGCATATCGCACAATCTTTGTTTTCTGCAATGATGATATATCATGCTCGATACTCTCCCCCCAACTATCCACATACTCGAACGCATTAACAACCTCATCCCTCAGCTTTCTCACCCCACGCCAAAACGCAAGATTAGAAAATCTTTCTGGTAAATTCTTCATTGGTTCCAAATATTTCAATAAATCCATATATAATACCTCTCTTTCTAATTAACCATTCTCAGCGATACAATAAATATATAAATCCCAAGCTGTTGCAATTGATACATCTTCCGCATTTGGGACAGCCGCTAAGGTAATGCTTTGTGGCACAATTGCAAGTTTTGCATTAGTTCCAGTTTTTGGAATTTGTAAACGTACATCGGCTTGTACAGCAAAACTTGTATATGCCCACTTATTATCAATTTTAACAATGGTACTGTCTTTAGTTAAAAAAGGAATGTAACTTGTCATAAGCTTAACTTCATCCATCGTGTACCCAAAATCTTGTGTTAATGTAAGGTTGAAAAAACCATTAGCGGGATATAAAGCATCAGCCTTGAAATTTGGTGCAACGGCATTTATTTGTGCAATGGTTGGTTTAGAAGTCCAAACGCTTTTACGTACCGCAATGAATGGTAACTTTACAAGAGCAACAGGTTGACCTAAATAGCCTATTTGAATAGTTCGCTTCGGTTTTGTCACTGTGTCATGCCATTTTAAATTGTTGGATAATTCCCAGTTTGATTTACTGTCACCGCTTGCGAAGTCAATAACATTTGTGCAAAACCAGTCCCACCATGCACCCCAAACGGTCGCCCAGACTGAATCATTGTCGGTTAAATCAAGAATTGTCTGAGGTGGAATGATGTTAAGATTCTTCAACAAATCTTCCAACTTTTTCACCCTAGTTTCTAACGCGGTTAAGTCAGATTCTAAAATCTTAATTGACTCGTTAATATTAGAAATTGATTGATGTATATTTGTAATATCACCTTCAACAGTCGTTAATCTGTTTTCAACATTGTCTAAACGTTGCTCAATATTTGTAATATCACCTTCAACAGTCGTTAATCTGTTTTCAACATTGTCTAAACGTTGCTCAATATTTGAAATGTCATTTTTGATATTAGTCAATTCGTTTTGGATAGACTGTAACTCATTTTCGATATTCGTCACTCTAGTATCAAGGGCTTGATACTTTGCATACAAATCTTTTAAAGATTCTTCTACACTTTTTGCCCACACATTAAATTCATTGTTAAATTCATTCAATGCGTCAATAACGTCATTCAATTTCGCCCACAAAGCGCAAACCTTCTGTAAAAGCGACAAACAATCATCAAAAAGCAAAGGAATTGTAAATTGATGATGCCAACAAAAGCCCAAATGCTCCTTGTCGGGCGGATTGATAATAGGTATATTTGCCATATATTACACCTCACTTTCATAATTCTACTCACATTATAACACAAGTTCCGCTTTCGTCAATCACCTAAAAAGCCCCAAAAAATTATGTTTCAGTTTATCACAAATTTCCGTCTCAAAATCCCAAACCGCTGTCGTGTAGCTCTGTGCATTAGACGCGGCTGTTCCGCTTGACCCCGTGTGAGTTGTGCTATCATCAACATGATTTTTGCTCACATTTGTCAGATAATTGTCATCGAGCAAATCCGTTTGCCCTTGCGGTGTGTCAAGAAACTTGTGCCAATCATCGGAATTATGAACGTTTTTGCTGTTGTCCGTTTCAAACATATTCTTTGCGTTATACGCTTCAAACCGTGCCTTAAGCTTGATATTCAGTTCGGGCATAATTCGCGCCATATCACCTCTCATGTGCTCACGGAAAAGAAAATCTGTCTCATAACCAATTTCCCACTCCAGAAAATGCCGAATGATCATATCGTTAATTGGCTTTCTAAATTCCTCACTGAAAAGCGGATAATCGTCAAGCCCAAAAGCCGCAAAATTATAATTATCAAACAAGCTCTTATTAGACTTCCTGTCATTTCCGACTTGAGCATTCTGCAAAATATCATATACATGGAGCGTATAAGCCGCCCCCACATCATACCAATACTTATCATTATCCAAAAAATTAGTATCAATCATTGGAATTGTCATTATCCTCACCCTCACTTTCTTGAGCTTCTAAACCACTGTTCTTAACTTCCTTCACTGTCTCTCTATTGGTGTCCATAACTGAAAATTGGTCTAGCAGTCCAACATCACCAATATTTGAGTCATTAAACGTAGCCTTAACATTCAAGCCGAATTTCTTGTTGCATTGATCACAAAAATTTTGTCTTGCCTGCTCATAAGAATTTCTTAAAACCATAAGTGTAGGCGCGTCTTGCATCACTTCAAGGCTTGAAACCTGTGCAACTTTCGATTGTGTGCGTCCGTTAACACCCAACATAAACATAAAGTCCGACATTAGCATAGACTTCAGTTGTTCCACATTTCCCGCAACAAATGGCGCGGGTGTCTGATATACAATTTGGCGTATATCATCATACTGACTTTTAAGCGGTGACATATCTCTTGTATAGACAACAGGTTTATGACCTGCAATTTGCTCATAGAGATTGGCAAACGTTAGCTCCTGTCCATCTGGTGCATTTAAGATGGCGGGTGTGTTCTGTGCTTTTAAATTCACGTTTATGCACCTGTCGCATTCGTAAAGCAACGCGGCATAGTGTCGACATAAACCGTTAATGGAAACAACGTCATAGTCTGTGTACGGTGACAAGCTAGCCGTCAATGTAGCAACTTCGCTCAAGTCTTTACTAACCGTATTCACGAACGTCTTACATTGATACTTTGTTGCACCGCCATACCACGTCTTAGTACTTGATGTTGTGCAATCTCCGACAACATAAAATCCATCTTCTTTCCAGAGTCCCCCTAACTTACCAAGTACAAAATTTTCATTGAGAATGTTATTTGCATGTCGGTAAACGTCATCGTCATCAAATGGCAACCCCTCAAAAGTCCAAGCGTCAACAGCAATCCTACGCAAAAAAGTATAATACAGACCGATAGTTAAAAGGTTTTCTGTCTGTGTATTCTGATTTTTGGTATTTCTTTTCAAATTTCAACACCTCACTTTCTAAATTATACACGGAAATTGGTACATTTATCATTCACCCTCACCCTCACCCCACACCCCTCAGCCCTCAGCCTTCCACCCTCATTTTACCATATTGACCGTCATTGTCAATTACCAATTTTCAGTGGCAAAACATTCGCAAAGTATTTTAAAGACCAATACGGACAAAACATGCTTCTAGCATCTATCCCCCCGATTGGTGGGGGCGGTGTTGTTGGTTGTACAACCTCAGTTGTGCCACTACCAGTTGCACTTCCAGCATTTCCACCAGCCGGATTGACGGGGGCTTTTGAGTCTGAGTCTGAAATTGTACCTTCGCCAATTTGGATAACTCCCGTTTGGGCTTGCATGTCGGCAAATACTCTGTTGTACTGTGTAGTTGTCCAACGATTGCCGTCATTTGCACCCGTTTTAGCGTTTTGACGTGCCATGACCAATTTTATCCAATCACTTTCTGTCTCTTTTCCTGTTGTGCCCGTGAAGATATCTTTTACAGCGTCCCAGTATCCACTATCACGAATTGCAATACTTGCGGCAGTTCCCACGGCATACGCTCCAACGTTTGAAACGTCATAGCCTAAATGTTTTTGTATCTCACTTCTAATCAAACTATAATAGTTATTAAACATCGCCCAGTTTTGCATTTTTGAAAATTCTGCTAAGTGGTTGGTTGTGTAGTCCATGAACAATTGTTTCAGTCCGCTATTGCTAACAAGTTGCTCATTACCTACACCCAAATCAATGTATGGTTGAAAACCACTAAAAAGAGTAGGATAGTGCTGTATACAAAATTGCATAAAAGGCACTAGTCCATAACGATAATCAAATTGATATCGCCCGTATGCTCTACCCTTATCTCCGTTTATATACCAACCACTAGTGTCAGAATATTCTTTACCAGACTCAAAAACTTGCCAATTTATCCACATTCGCGCACCAACTTGCTCATCGTCTTTCTTTTCTTCTGGAACTGGTTGTGTTGACTCTGAGTTTTGCACAACTATAGCGGTGTGTCCAGGCATGTGTAAAATGTCACCGACTTGCAAGTTGTCGCCTGTTGTTAAGTATTTACTGTCATACAATATATCAAATAGCTCTGTATTTTTAAGCTGTTCTAGTTCGTTGTATGTATTCATACTTGTACTTACTAGAATATTGAGACAATTTAATATACATGCAACTAGAGCAGAGCAGTCGGTTGCACACGGTACTTTAACGTCTTTAGGTTTCCACCCGACTTTTCGACACTCATTTGTAAAAGTCTCCCGTCTATGTTGGTTATATCCAACATTTTGATTATCACATGATTCTATCATAAGCGTAGCAATCGCACGAGCAACGTCTGGACGGTTGCGAATACGTGCAATCCAGTCCCAACGCCTACCGTCTCCAGTTTGCGGAAACCAACCTGTTACGCGGACTTCAAGTCCGTTTTGATCTCCGTCTCTGCCGCCCCAAAGATTGCCGTTTTCATCTTTTGAAGCTTCACCAATATATGTTGCCATTTAATCACCCTCACTTTCTGGGAAATGATTTTCTAAGATTTTATCAGTGTGTTTGTAATTTCCGATTCCATGCCAAAACCAGACACCACTATCAAGACGGTTTGCCATGTATGCAATTGCGTTTTGCGGTGCGTTTTCCGCGGTGATGATTGCGCCGCTTGTGTGTACGTAATTCACAATTGGCAGAGAATCAATTATAATGTCGGCAAGACTACCATTATAGTTGTAGCCGTACATACAGAAGTAGTTGTTAAATTTTTTAATATCTTGCAAAGACGGATAATACCATGCAATAGAAATCATGGGGAAAAGAGCATTATACATTGCAATCGTACCTGTTGGGTTGCCAATAGTGAGGTCAGATTCTTCAAATTTTGCACCGAGATTTTCCGCGAAAGTCTCAGCGGCTTGAAGCTCACCTTTAATGTCAAGTGAAAAGAGATTTCCAATTGAAGCAACTCCAAAATTGCCAAAATCGCGCATAACACCGCTGTTGTTTAGCTGTGTAGTCGAAAGTTGAACACTATCCCATGTACTACTTGCAAGCGAGTAGTCGCCATTAGTTCCGTTTCCGTACTGCTCTGGTGTTATAACAATACCGCCTAATTGTGACTGGTTAGCCGCCCACTTGAATTTAAATTTTTTGGCGAGTAGTGCAGACTCATCAAAATAACGAAAATCATATTCTTTAGCACTTCCACCACAGTTGACTGTAAGCTTGTTAAACTGAGGTGAAGTATAGAGCTTGTTCCATAGAGGTTTTTCAACAAAAGATTGTACTAACTCAACCTCTCCTGTTCGATTGTCAACTTTGTCCAGATTTTCACCGCTTATCTCAGTAGCAAAAAACTTAGGCACGTGATAAGCTCCAATAATATCCTCTTGTCTGCCACATTTTGCATATCGTTTAACAACTTCTAATGCTTGTGCTCTTGATAGCTTACTTGTGTTACTCTGGACTATGCCGCCACATTCGCAAGGGTTGACAGAAACCAATGAAAAGAAATTGCTTATTTGACCATAATCACCCATGGCAAAATTTGCGATTGCCGCGTAGAAATCACTTGAACGATTTTCATAGGTGTCCGTATTGTTTGCGGTCATGAGATAAACGGAGTCGTCATCATCTTTTGAAAAGCCGTATTCGGTTCGTGCAATTTCCCAACGATCAACTTGCGTTGGCTCTGGAAAGAAGTTCGCGAAAAGTCCGTCACTTGCTGGGTGCTGTCGCATGACTGGTGATGGATGGAAGGTAAATTTGTCGATATAGGTTGCCCAGTAATCAACAGATGTATTTACATATGTGAGTTTGTTGTTTACGTACTGATAATCAATAATGTAAGCAAATTCAATTCTCGTTTCATTTTGATATGCCATGTAGTTATAGCGTTTTATTTCATCTGCTCTTACTGGACAGCGAAACGTTTGTCCCTGTCTTTCCCATGTCACGTTATCATAACGTTTATAAGGAAGAACGCTGAGAAGTTCTTTTAAAAACCCCTCAGCGTTTCTTTCTGCTGGGATCAACAAGTGTTTACCGCTGTCGTCAAATGGCGAGTCAAACAAGTATACAGTTGTCATATTATCCCCCCTATTTATGCATTTTTACAAATTGCAACAGCATTTCCCCACGGTCTAATGCCGTATGTCTGCCAAACGTTTAAGTACTGATTCTGATACATTCCCGCGGCATTGTAGAAGTCACCGCTTGTACTCAGATTGTCGCGGTACTCGAAAGTATTAACATCTGCAAGTACTGCAAGAATGTTTTGATCATCCTTGATAGTTTTCCAATATTTTGTTACTGGATCAATTGCAGATCTAAAATCAAGATAATCAAAGTTAGGGAATGGTGTGACACGTCCTACTAACTCCGCTTTGCTCATGTTGAAAGCACCCGCAAGTGTTTCAACGTTACAGTTAACCAAAACGTCACTTCTTATAAACAGATAGAGACTGTCAGATGGTGTCCAAGTGATAGCTGGTGTCGCGTCTGCAATTCCTTGTGCTCTTGCATATGCCTGGTAATTGTTGAAGTCACTTGAAGCATGTGTGATATCAAGTGCAATTTTCTGAATTGTCTTGATAAAGCCGACAGATGAAGCGGCAGGGTCTGCATCATCCCATGGAATTTCCTTCTTAACTACTACGTTGTTTTTAACGGAAGTCTGAATCAACTTCTTGATAAGGTTTTCTTCCTCGATCTCGTTACCACTGAAAAGACTTGTCACCATGCCTGTTACCATACTGTCAAGCTGCTCCCATGACGTGAAAGCTCCTTCCAAAAGTTCACGGGGAATTGTTACTGGAAACTGTCGTCTACGATTCTGTCGGAAATAACAAGTTTTAACGTCTGGTTTTGTAACTTGTAAAAGCGTTGCTCCAAGAGAAATATCATAATCACGCCCCATGGCAGGATTGACGTAATTCATTTCCATATCGGTTCCAAGTGGAAAACCTTCCTTTTTCAGCATTTCATACTGATTGGTATACATCTTAGATTCAACGGACTGAATGACAATCTTGTTTACAACATAGTGCAGAAACTCGTTCATAAATGGTGCATACTTTACGATTGGTGTCATTGCGTGAGAAATTGACGTTGCCACGGTAGCTTCGCCTGTTGCCCTCATGTATTCGTTTGAGGAATTCTTTCTCGCATCGTTAAAAAGATTTACTCCGCGCTGTGCACTTGACAGCGGTTTTGTTGTTTTTGCCATAATTTTCTACCTCACTTTCTATAACATTAACTATAATAGCTTAAAATATCATCGGTTGTGACTTCCTCTTTTTCTTCTTCCTCATCTTCTTTAAGTTTTGTGGACGGAGAAATGGTAGTTGTGACACGGTTGAACAGCTCTAAGTTTTGTTTACTAAGTCTGTCGTTTTCCGTTTTCAATGTTGCATTTTCTGTTGCAATGGCTTTCTCAGCTTCATTTGAAGCTTTTGCCATATCAAGTACATCCACAACGATTCTTCTCATTTCATCCACTGTCATTCCATCTGGAATTGAAAGCGTTGTCACCATCTTATCAATATCAATCATGCTTTTGCCCCCTCATAGTTAATATTTACAAAATGGAAACTGTGTTCCCACTCATATTCTGCAATTCTGCCTAAGGTGATTGTCTGCCCCTCTTTTGGCATATGTAAGAAAAAACCGTATCCAATGTCAATTCCTACATGTCTACCTTTGCCGCCAAAAGTTGTATACAAACCGTTACCTTCTGTTCCTAGAAGCGGTGTAGTCTTTTCTGCTCCGTCATGATAGTGTCCAGTGCTATAATTTTCAACGCCTACAACGGCGGAGACAAAACCGCTACAATCATATCCAATTTTACCACGTGAGAAAGCTTTATAAGCACTTAACTCCTGTGTTGTATACTTTGAAAAATAGGCGGGTTCGAGACTGATAAGTGTGTTCATCACTTCATCGGTTAGGACTTGCCCTTTTGCACCATAAAAATATGCATATTCATCACGGTGATAAAACATATATAACGCCTTTTTAATTACTTCATAATATGTCATTCTTTCACACCACCTTCCAACTCTGTTTTAATTTCCGATATCATTTCCCTAAGGGAATTGATAGCATTTGTCAACTCTTTTGTTTCCTCTTTATGAACGTCTGTCTGGTACTTGATATAGTAACACAAGATTAACGTCATACAGATCGGAAAGCCTACACTTGTAATTATCTGTGTAACTGCACTTACATCCATCACAACACCTCACTTTCTAAAAAGGTGGGCGTGTCTCCACGCCCGTGCTGACAGTTTGCACAACTACCCCGTTCTTCGCGGTCTGTCTGGTAGTCCCTAACTATAGTTTAACATATATTTAATTTCTGTCAATAAGTACACGTTTGATTAAGTCATTAAATTTTTCGCTTGCCTGTTTTGAGCTTGCACATATTTGGGAAGTGCGTTTATAGTATAACATCCACTCTATCAATTTTCGAGTTGTCGGTAAATATAGCTCATTTGTAAGAATATTGTTTTTTGATTTGTATTTACCATCTACAATTACCATAGGACAACGTTGTTTTTCTGGAAAAATAACTGTTATTCCAAAGTCTGCTATATATACACGGTTGGTTTTTACTGTTAGTTCCGCGTACCACTTCCATGATAAGTGATTATAAATATTAGGATAGACTTCCTCTTGCCAAGCTCCGTTTATAGTCATGTCATTTGTTTGGGACTCATAAACAGCTAGGTGTTTTGACACGTGTGCTTTTTTTGGCGGTTCGGTATACAGAACACAAATTTTCAATGCATCGCCATCCTCAAGTTTGCGATTGAAAATATAAACTTTTCCCTGTTCTAGTTTACGTGCATCAATGTTATAATAATCAAATAAGGGGCTTTTGGGGTTGATACTATTTGCACATGCTACAATTTTAACATCTTTTCTTCTTCTAACTATAGTTGAAAGCTGTTGACTATAACCTTTCAAAAATTCATTTCTGGAAAGTGGTATAATTGTAGTAGTGTCAACATCTTCTATAAATTCATCTAAAAATATAGTTTTAACGCTATCGTATCCATTACCTTTGTATTTCATCCATGACGCTATTGAAGAACTATAGCCACATGGTGAGTACACCCATTTATTATTACGCCCTAATTCTTGTTTGCGGTAAACACCACTATAATAATTTAAGTTCGCTTCTTCTTTCCATAGTGTTTTTTCAACATACGGCTTGATGTTGGCGACTGCCCCCCACGCTCTACCGCGAATTAAATAATCTTCGCGTGTGCGCATGTATACAAATTGTGCACCTGTTGCGTTATAGTCGTCAAACAACCCCTTGAAAACTGAGTATGTTTTACCCGCGCTACGTTCACCAAATACAATATAAACGTCTGCATTTAAAGTGTACAGCGATGGAATATTTATATAGGTTTCGTCACCTACTGTTATATATAAGTTTTCTATTTCCATATACTATTATTCTCCTATCTTCTCTAAGATTATTGGTGATAAGTGTTTTGTTTTTACCGTAAACTTTTCTAAACGTTTACTTATATCTTTATCTGTGTTCTCTTTTTTCCCCTCTTTTGTTATTATTGTCGGCTTGATGCTATAAACGTCTATTCCAATCAAAGCTCCATATTCTGGACTGATTGACAGAGTATATGTAGTGTCCTCTATCCATGTACCGCCATTGTCATATGTTTCGATTGCGTTTGTAGTCGGGTGTGATATTGTACGCCCCGACACGTCTGCATCAAAAGTGGTAAAAACTTCAAAATCTTCGATTGACGTAAGATAATTTACGGCTTTCTTCGAGAGTCCAGATACAGTCATATACAATTTGTTATCAGTATCTTGATATATATATTTCTTCGCGCCAAAAGTCTTAAATTTCAACCATGCACCAGTTTCTTCAGTTTCCCAATCAAAAACTCCTAAATCTGGTAGTTTATAATCTAACCCATAGCGTTTTATAGCTAAGTCAATTTTATATTTTGCATAATCATTGTACCCATTTATTACGTCTATACATTCCTCTCGATTGATAATTTTTGCACTGTCTGTATCACAGTAGAGCACATTTCTATCAATCTTCGACACTATATCATGCATTAAATGGTAGCGTGTCCACGCGGGTATGAAAACTCCAATTTGATAAGGCAAGAAACTTCTAAAAGATTTGTAAAATTTTTCAAGCTGTGCGGAAATTTCCTCTTTGTTTGTGATAGCACAGTGGTCTAAAGTCCACTCCGTGCCGTCAAGTGTAACAACATCGTGAATAGGGTCTTGCACAAACATACCATAAAAGGAATTTACGCGGTTTTTTGCTTTTGCGTAGTTTAATTCTTCGCCTTTTACATGTTTTAAACTTTGTTTGTTGTTGTAATATTTTAACATTGTGCAAACAATTCCTGATGGTAAATAGTCAGCTCTACAATAGTAGCATTCATCTACGCGGATTGCATCAATTTTGTACATCCGCAAAATGATTGCAAGATCTAGGCTAGTACATGTCGTCTTTATCATTTCAGCTTTGAATATTCTACCATTATCCAAAACGCTATCACTTGACACTTCGCAATGCGATGATGATAAATATGTCATTGTCCCTTTTGCGCGAACGTTTTTTGCTGTAATTGTACAGATGAAAAGATAATTGTCTGTGTTGAGTAAGCGTTTTAAGTCGTAAATATTCGCGTTTGGTAAACGCTTGAGAGGTGCAACAGGAAATTTTTCTGTCGCTATGGCGAACGGATACGCGCTACCAAAATCGTAGCTATCCACATTTTCCATTATTTGCCCCGCGTACATATAGTTAGCGTGAGTGTAGCCGCCCATAAAAGCTTTCCGACATATTACATACCTATCATAGTCAAGTGAGGTGTTGCGAAACATCTTCATCCACTTTGCATCTTTTTTCATAATGGCGCGAAGTTCGTCACGCAAGAAACCAGTATTTGTATATGGAAATTCATAAAACGGTTTATTTTCCTGTTCTTCCAGTTGGTGAATTTTCGCTACCATAATTTCAACGTCTCGATATGTGTAACGTTCCTTATCTTGCGGCAACTTCTCCCCTGGTTTTACGATATCTTTGTAGTTCATTTCAAGCTTTTCAAGTCCTACGTCTTTTCCACATGCCGCAAGACCTTTATTCGTAAGCTTGTATGAGCACCGAAATTCTAGTACATCATCAATGATAAGATATAAGGGTTCGTGCGTATCCATGTAGAAACCGCCTGTCATGGTATGCCCCTCAAGGTTTCTAATTATAGCTTCCATTTCATAGGACAAGTTATGCACATATATGATTAAGCGGTTTTCGCCTTGAGTTGCAATTTCTCTGTATTGATTATGAAAGTAGTCGTATAGATTTGACCATGATGAGCATGTATTATAGTTATAGTCGCTATCCATCACCGACCAATGCCATGTATAGATTATATCACAATCTTCTGCTATGTGTTCATGAGTCGTTTCAATGTCAAAACAAAGAAATTTTTTACAATATGAAATTTTTTCTTTTCGTTTTGCCATTGTTTACACCTCTCTTAAATATCGTCAAAATCTTGATCAAGAGATAACCACTCTCCGGAACTACCTTCACGTTGTACATCTAAAAACCATGCATCAAGGTCAACATCTTCGGGATTCATTGCCACTAAACCATCGAAACCACTACCTAGTGTATTTCCAGCCCAGTTAGCATAAGCAAGTAGCTGTTCACTATCATACTGCTCACCCTCATGAGCTGATTGCCAGGCACCCATATATGTTGTCATTTTCTTCCAATCTTCAAAAGATAGGTTTTTTAGTTTTGGGTGATTCTCTATCATTTTCTGGTATGCTTTATTTTGTAGCTGTCTATATCCCGTGTAAGTGGATTGTTTAGCATTTAATATCTCGATAGCGGTTGATACTTTTTTCTGAATTGCTTGCAAGGATAAGCCTTGATACTTAATATCGAACCCTTTATATCTATCATAGATAGGATTTATTTCCCCAGTATAACGTTTACCGCGTTCGCTGAAATATTCTTTAAGGGTTGCAAGCCTGGTTTGCGCTCTTTTGCCTAAAGTTCTGAGCAACAGAAGCGATTCATCTTTTGTGTAGTGTTTCTTGAGCAACACATACTTTCCATTAGACACGTCATATAAAATCCCTTTTGCGCGTTGGACTTCGCCAACACGCTCTTTTTGCTTACTTGCCATACTCCTCTACCTCTCTTTCTGTAAAAGGCTCGATGTAGCCGCTTGCGATTGCGCTTTGAATCATTTCATCTGCTGTCATGTGATAGAGTGGTGCATATAATTCAAGTGACTCTCTAACTTCTCTGTAATACTTCAGTCTCAAAACAGGTGTTTTGATATCGTCTAATGCTCTCAATACAATAGCGTGTTGAAGTTCTAATAATTGGCTTTCCAAATACATATTCATACCTCACTTTCATTTTGTTCTTTTAGTTTAACATATAAATATGAACAAATATGAGATATTTTGTTAATAAATTGTTAACATTATGAAATTATAAAAAAGGGACTGTTCACAGTCCCTTTATAGATGCAAAAAAACGAACAAACTTGATTAGTTTCCGTTCTATTATTTGGAGTCAACCGCACTGTTGACCGTTTGCCGCGTTTAAAAGCTTCTTACCATAATTTTAAAGAATGTCTGTCCAGAGTTCCTTGAAATACCTGTTGTACATTCAATGATAAAATCATGCCCATCTGCAATAGCATCCGTTAACAAATCGGAAATCTTGTCAATTTCACGTGCAACACCTGTTGCGTAAATGCCAAAACCTTCTCCAGTTTCCATACAGAGATAGTAAGTGATTTTCCCTGTTACATCATCAGTACCAACTACAATTCCTAAAAGCTTACCAGATGGTTTTGCGTCCTTCGCAAGTGCTGTTGTACCATTGATTTTTACAAGCTTTACGCATTTTTCGTCTCCAGATACCAGTTTAAAATTCTTCATAATTTTGAATCTCCTTTTTTGTGTTATTTGTTTGAAGTGTAATGTTATGTAGTATTTGATCAAATAGATTATATTGCGTGTTGTGTTGATCCTACGGCGGTAAACCAGATAAATAGAAGTTATAGTCTAGCTCGTAACGTGTAAAAGTTGCGATAGTGCGTTTTGTCGCCATTGTTAAAAGTGTAAGTATAATAGACAACTTTCTCTGTTTCCACTCTCTGTAACTCTCCTCTAATTTGGTTTGTGAAATACCCCTCACAGAGTAGAGAAGAATCGAGGTCGTAAAAATTGATTGTTCCATCTGATAAAGTCTCCTTTATGGTGGTGCGCTTGTCAACGAAGTTTATTCGAGTAGAATCTGGAATGTTGATTCTTTTAATCGGTTTAACCTTCATTTTCTCCCCCCTCTAATTCAAAGATTGTAAAACGCACCGCGTCTTCAATTTCTTCAAGATCTAAAATGTCTATAAGATCTTCACCCTCATTATTGATTATTGCCAAACATTTTACCATCCCAACTCTAGCGTCTTTCCATCCTGGCTTTATTGTTGTAAAATCTCCATCATTGATGTGCGAAATGACAAAACTATTAAAATTGTATAGTCCTATAGATACCGCGTTAGCGGCAATTTTCTTCATCATCTTTTTAACATCTTCACTTTCAACTTTTGACACATTTTTCCCACTCTTGATATTTTTCTCAGCTAATAAAATTAACTCTCTCTTTTCATTAAATGTCATTGTTTCAATCCTCACTTTCTTTATTTGCGTTTGATGTTTGTTTCTTTCTTGTTACATCTATATAGTACCATGGTTTGATTTTTTGTCTACTGATATTTTTTAATTGCATGTACGAATTTTATTGATCTTTTATAGTTCATAGTTTGTTAACAATTACAGCCGGATGATACCT